GCTTAACATCAATAAATTCTACACGATAAATGTTGTTTGTTACTAACGCATCTGTATCAGCAGTAAAAATAACTCGTTGACCGTCAATTAGATCAATTCCGTCAATGTTATATCCAAGCGATCCTTCAATGATTGAAAATGCATCAATTGTAAAATCATCAAGCATTGTTACATCAGTAATTGCATCTGTTCCAAAATTAAACAGTTTTAAATTCTTTTCAAATTCAATAATTGGCCGAACTGCTCGCATTTGTTGATCATATGTTGCAATTACACCATTTAGCATTGCACTTTTTTCAATATTGTCTTTATGAATCCATTTATTATTTCTAGTCCAAAAATTCTTGTCGGAACTTCCTCGATTAATTACAATATAATCAGGATTAGATGAATACGAAGTAGCATCACTAAATGGAGTAGTGTCAAATAACGAATCATCAAATAACATAGTTTTTGAAGTAGTGTACGTTGTTATAATTTCTAATTCATCTTCTCTAATTAACTGTATACGGTCGCCTACTCCTTCTACATAATATCGCCCAGACGCATATTGTTCTGGAAAAACTTTTCCAGCAAATTGCACTTTCATGCCATTGCTTAATAAAACATTGTTAAACTGATAAGTTTTCTTTCCAATAATTTCAGACTCAACATTAATATAACTTAAATCACCTAAATCTAAAATATTAAAAATTCCACCCATGTCAATATCGTTTTCACTTACATACACTAACTCGTTAGGTGCAGTATCCGGAACTGTAAAAATAATAGTACCGGAGTCAATTGCATTATTAATCAACAACGGAGTATTATATCGATTTGATCTTCCGCGAATTCGTTGTGTTTTGATACTAAACGGATTTCCGATACTATCAACTACAAATTTATAAGTTTGCCCTCTATATAACGTAATCACTGGATTTCTAGTAAAACCATCAGGGGAAAACATATATGAGTTTCCTGAATCTGTAGTATCAACTGTTACTGTATATGTACTAACAGTTTCTGCAGTTGCAGAATTTTGAATAGTAACTGTATCAGGACCGTGCGGCATCCAATAGTAATTTTGAAAATTTACTAACATGTCCCAATTAATATGTGGGTTCCAACTATAGAATTCCTGTTTACTTAATTTAGAATGATTATCTACGTTTGCACCAAATACTCGTAATTGATGTATGTAATCTTGATAATCTTTAAAAAACACAGTGTTGCCCAACAAATCGTTAATAACAAATCCAGGTTCAAGCTGGTAATTTTGCCGATTTCTAGTTGGTGCAGTAACAAAAATATCATCAGACGATGTAGCTTTTGAATTTAGTCTACCTATGTATGCGCTAACTTTTTTAACAGTACCTGTTCTAGTAAGCTGATTAATTGTTGAATGCAAAAACTTCTTATTAGCATCCGTTCTGTAAATAGTAGGCAATAAAGCTGCTGCAGTTTCAACATCAGTCGTATCGTTTGAATTATTTCTAGGTATAAATGTGTTTTTAGCCATTAGTTACTCCCATATGATGAGCTAGATATAAATTGTCTGTTTATTGTATTGTTATCAGTAATTAAATTTGATGATTTAATGTTAGTTGCAGTTATACCTGAAATAATATCAATATCATTAACAGTAGCACCGTTTATTAGTATTTCATCAGTTGATGATTTTATTTCAAATAATCCACCAAAATTAATACCAGTATGCGTTGGCACAATTACAAAATTTGATATGTACGGTGCTACTTTGTTCATTACATAGGTTGATAACTCAGTAAAAAAGAATGTATCTCCAAAATCCCAATTATCTAACACAAAGAAACTGTTAATAGCAGTAATTACTTGAGATTTAACATCATTATCCGAAATTACTTGACCTGGTGTTTTTGTTATCTTAAATGTTGCCTGCAATTCAGATGCTGCAGCTGATCCAAATAAGATTTTATATTTTACCGGATGATAAATCACTTCATCTGAGATTGATTTAATTAAGTTTAACGACGGTGCTAACAAATTGTATAATTCATCAGAACTTGGTGGCAACGGTTCTAATGTAATTGCACCGCTAACCCATCGTCTGTAATCTTCATCATAACTTTTAGTTAAAATATACACATCAATAATATTACTTGCACCTGGATCAATCCTTGAATTATAACTTGCATTATGGACATATTGAAACTTTAATCCTGCTCTACCAGTATACACTTTATAATCCAACGATACTGCTAACTGTCCAGTTGGTGATGCTTTTTTTAGAACATTAGTATTTAAAAAATAATAATACTTCCCTGGGGTACCAACTAATGAATCAGTAGTTAAAAATTCAACAATGTCAATTCCATCACTGTCTTTATTAATAACGTATCGGTAGTCATCTTGTCCTAACGAAATTGAATATCGTTCTTGTATTATATAAGATGTACCTGACATTGGTGCTACTAAAATATCAAATATAGTTGGATCGTCAACTACACCGTTGTCGTCGTTATCTGCAAAAGACACAACAATTTTTTTATTATCAACATACCCATCTAATCCAATATACTCAGATACAATGTCCCATGAAAAATTTGTAGTAAACGGTATTGTAGTATTTGGAACAGTGTTTATACTTAAGACATTAATTTTATCTCGTGTTTGAGAACTTGATACGCTGTTGTAAACAGTTTCACTTTTATCATAATAAAATCTAAGTTGTTTGTCGCTTTCAAAAATATATCGAGTTTTACGGCTAGTAATCGTATACATTTCGTTATTTGTAGTAAACAATAGCATCCAACTTGCGTCTTGTTGTTTATTAGTAGTATCACCTTGAGAAGACAAACTAAACTGATTTGTATAGTTTAAGTTTGATTCAAATATAATTTGCCAAGTCTGAGTTAATATACTATAACTTAACCCAAACGATTTATTTTCAAAAATTAAATCATTAATTGTCGTAATTACATTTGATTCAAGTATTGCTCTAAATTGAGGAATAATTTCATTTACAATTGCACCTGTTGGTATATTAACATTCAACGTTACACCAGTTAGCGATGCTCCTGCATTTGTACTATCTACTGACACTACTGCAGCCCATAAATAATTAACTGCACCAGAGATTGAACTAATATCAGATAAGCCAACTGGTATCAAAACTAACGAATTCTTGTTAGTTGTATCAAAATACGAATCAGCAGGGCTAACAAATTTTACCATTGCGCCAGTCTTAACGTACTGGAATTCGTTTTTGTTAGTTTGAGTAGGACCTACTTGTCTAATCCCTGCAACTGTAGTAAAACTCCCAGTAGTTAACACATTTGCTACCCAAGTAGTTACTTCATTTAATATAGATAATACTGGAAAATTAGTATAATGCGAATAATAAAAGTTTCGTAACTCAGTTGTTTTAAGAATAAAGTTAACTGTATTGTTAATTACATTGTCAATATCAGTTTTATTAGCATACGAAAACGTTTCGGTTGATTTATAATCTTCAGTATATAGCACACCGTCATCTGCAAATAAATTTGTAGAGCTATATTTTCCAGTAGGATCATTTAAATCAAAATATCTGCTAATTCCGCTTGCTGATCGATTAATTGATTTAACTTTTAATACTTGCTGACTTACACTTAACGGTGCAATGTTATAATCTTCACCTGTAATCATTCTATTTTGAGTATAGAATGTAGCAGGTGCATTTAATTTAATATGGTCATTAGTTTCAGTAGTTTCGGCAGTAGTGACCGCATTAGCAAGTGATAACGATAGCGTTAACGTTTCTTTCTGTCCAATATTTGATACATACGGAATTGACAACGACACACTTCTAATGTCTCTTGGATTAACTGAATACGATATCCCGTTGCTAGTTCTATGATATACTCTAAACGTTCCTAATGGTTTATTACCAAATGTACCATCACTAAAATTTAAACTTACTGCATCATTAACTCGTGTTGAAACACTAAAAATATTGCGTATACCTTTATTAACACTATTATAAATGATGTTGTTTCCTTCAAAATTTGACACTTTAGTCCATTCGTCAGTTTCATTACCATTTTTGTCTAATCGATATAACCATAAGTCAGTGTCGTTAATTCCAGTTGTTGCAATATCAACAATTTCGTTACTTCTTGGTTGCGATACTGTAAATTCCGAATACGACAACGTACCTTGAGTAAAATTAAAGAAAAAACCGGATCCAGAGCTGCCGTAACCGCGGCCATCATTCCTAAATATACAAGATAATTTCCTTGCTACTTGCGGAGTTTCTTCATAAATGTAATCTTTCCCTGCAAATGTTGTACTTGTAACTTCAAAATTCATCATTCGACCTGCAACTGTTTTTGTAAAAGAAAACACAGGAACATCAACATTTATAGTTTCTAATGTATATTTTTCTGTTGGTATACCGTAAACTGTTGCTTTGTCTGACGGATTTCCAAACTGCTGCGTTAACGGCATTGCTGCATTTAGTATTCTGATAAATTGATCATTCCAATTTGCATTTGATGAATCATTCCACGAAACTACCTGCCCAGATAAATTTCTACCGTTGCTATCAATTACATTTTGGCTAGTTTGCATTGAGGTAATTTTTAACAAGCCATGTGCAGGAATGTGGCGTTTTGCATTATAACTTACTAACTTTGATAATCTTAATACACTGTCACGTCGCTCTGCTAATTCTAAAAAATTTTCACGAGCGTTTAAATCAACACGAAATGCAATGCTTTGTCCTAAAAATGCAATTACATCAAGTAACGCTAAGTATTCTGAACTTTCAATGTAATCATTGAAATCTTCTGGATAATTTTGGCGAATATAATCAACCATTGTCCTTCTTAAATTTTCAAAATCATAACTTTGAAAATCTGCGTTTCTAAAAGATTGATATATTTTTTTCCAATCTTCAGCTACTAGTAATCGGTTTTGTCTGTCAGTTGAACTCATAATGTTGTCCTAATAATGGTATTTATTGAATCTGTTAACCACACATTTTATTACGCAACAATACCATTCTCTTGATCAAATCGTAACTGTATTTGCTGTGTAATGTTATAAGGTTTGTATGTTAATGAGAATACAATCTCTATTCCGCTATCATATGCTGATACTTTAGTATCATCTATTGAAACTCGCGGATCATAATTAATGATAGTATTCACATCTTCTAGTATTAACCCCTTAATCTCTTCAGTCATTGGTTCAAATAATAAATCCCAAATAATCGTACCAAACTTAGGTTGCATTAATCGTTCACCTTGTCTAATATGAAAATGATTCATAATATCTTGTTTAATTAGATCAAAATCATACAAACTAAAATGTTCAGTACTTTTACTGATTGTACTAAATCCTTTATATGTTTTTGGTGGTATTAACTCTGGTTTTTGTGCAACTGCAGGTAATGTAATCCTATCATATAAATCTGAGCTCATTGCTATTCCTTCCCTTTAACTTTTTCAAAAGTATCCGTCTTTGTTGTATATTTGTTAAACATTGCAGGTTCAACTGGTTTTTCAGGCGGTTTAACTACTGCTTTTGTTTTGTCTTTTGCAAACATTGTCGGATCTAAATTTTCATGGCCTGCCCACGGTTCCTTATTTGGTTTACGAACCGGAATGTTTGCTGCAACTGCTTTTCCTGAGTTTAAATGTATCTGTCCGCCATCTATATTAGTATTAGCAGCTTTAACTTCAAAATTTGCAGTCGGTGTTATTTTAGTTGCACCTTTTGACGTTAAATTAATGTCACCAGTTGCTTGAAAATTAATGTCACGATCAGCTATAAAATTAAAATCGTTCTCTGTATGAAAACTAATACTGTCTTTAGCATATACATCAATCTTACCATTAGCAGTCATTTCAATCCATGAATTACCGCTACCGTGCGAAATATAAATTAAATCTTCGCTGTTGTGTAACAATATTTGATGGCCAGATCTTGTTCTAATACGCACTAATTCATTGTGCGGAATGTTAAAATCTCCACCTTTTTCTCCTTGTTCAGGTGATACATATTCGGGACCTGCTTCTTTTGCAGATTTCTTACGAAGAAACTTGTCGTCGCCGTCGTCCATTACAAATGTAGATCCACCTTTTCTACTAACTGGCGATTTTGATACATGTTCTTTCTTACCAATTGAACCAACTGGTCCATCTTTATCCAACGGCCCAGGTGTTGAAATTCCAAATACCATACTAGGTGTTTCTCGACGTGCGCTACTAGATGTTACACCTCTAATATCGTCCATTGCTAACCCACTATCAATTAGTATTTGAGCAAATGGATGTTTTGGTTTTGTAAATTTAGTTGGATCAGTAGTACTGCTGTTAAACTTCTTGTTATACTCGCCGACAGGAACTTTTAACGGAGTGCTA